GGTAAATACAACGCCAAACACGCCCCAGTACCATGTCAATGCCCAGAAAGCTACAGTCCCTAATTCCCAATAGAGACCCTGATTTCTTACACTGTTGCTTTCAGAGAGTCCGCCATCGTAATAAAAATCCATCAGGCCAGCGCCGCTGGTCTGATAGTTAAAGGTTAAATAGTAGTGTTGCCCCGCTTCGAGAACGATCGCCTCAGAAAATCCTAGGCTCAGGTCGTACTCCCCGGCCGCGTTGGCGAGCGTACTTGTGTCGTAGATGCATGTGGCGAGAATCGTTCCGGGCGCGCTCGTGGGCGATGCGGTCTGACTGAGGTCAGCCTTGCGTAACCTTACCGTTAGAATGCCACCAGTGTCCGTTCCGACACGCTTGTATAATCTGATGTAGGCGTTCGAAAGAATGTAGGAGGTAGTAACGGTGAATCGCTTTCCATATTCAGTTGTGCTTGTCGCCCAAGGGGCATTCGTTTTACCCGAAACTTGGGTATTACCATAAAGAATAGTTCCGACCGCCCCGGCGCTAGAAACCTGTTGATATTTCCCGTCTCGGTCTTTAGCGAAGTATCCAGCCACCCCCCCGACCGGATACTTAGTGCTCAGGGTGGTGGCATAGGCGAATTCCGGCGAAGAATCAGCGTCCGCCGCAATCTGTATTGCCTCGCACTGCACTCCCACCCCGAACACCATCGGAAGATGTTTTCCGAGGCTTTTTGCCGGCGCATTCGGAAACGCCCCCGGGGTGATCGCCTTAGTAATAACGCGCCGAGGGATGATGTCCGAAGCAACCTCAATCCGCAGCCTATCACCGTCTATCCGATAGCGAGACACGATGCCTTGCCATTGCAGCGAGAAGTTGCCCGATACGTCCAGGTCTTCGTAGTCCGTGACTGCCGAATAGATTTTGATCGTCTGCGTTATGAGCGTGTACCGCTCAAAGAGATCCGAGAATTTTCGCTGGTGGCCGTAAGAGCCCGGCGAGTTATCGATCTCAATTGCCCCGCGCGTTGGCTCGGGTAGATACCGTCCGGCGACGTTCCCGATGCCGCTAATGCCTCTCAGGATGGGGACATACCGCCCCTTGTTCGTGTCGTCGATAATTGCGCGGTTGGATAAATAGACCGTCTTCGACGTGCCGTCAGCCTTCGCCTTCAGTGTCAGCTCTGCATAGAACCACACCTGAAGATTCGAAGATGTCATTAGATCAGCTCCTCAAAATCAATTGTTACGCGGTTGCTGTTCGTGCTCAGATACTTGAAAGATGCCTTCGTAATTTTCCCGTACAAGGTCCGATGCTCGTTCAGAATGTCGTGATAACTCACGGTGTAGAGCACAATCGGCATGATATCTTTGTAATTCACAATCTCGGCGAAGAATGAATTCCTGACGGCGTCTGTTATGCCGACCCACTCAAGGGAAAGCTTGATGCCTGCGCGCCGCTCGCTCGGATCGTTCTTGTCCCTTGCAATCGGGCGAACGAATGACGGGTCGCGACCCATGTCGAACCACGGGCCGAACATGGCCTTGCCGAATTCCCAGACCTTTGAGCTGCCGGAGTTGCCGGTATAAAGCCGCCAGTAACGGTAAGCCGTCACGTTCAGCGCGGTCACGTCGTCGTTAAATGCGCTTGTGAAGATCAGATCCTCGGATCTTGGCCCCGAGTATGTCCGGGTCGAGAGTGCCGCCGTTGTGCCGAGCCTGCTGGTGTAAGAGGCATCGTCGGAGCTGGAACTGAGCGTCAGCCGGATAGCGCCCTTCGCCTTTAGTAGATTCGCTTTGGCAACAAACAGAAACTCAACTGCCGACGTAAGCGAAGCGCCGAGGTCGTGCTTTATGTACGGCTCGGTCGCTGCGCTGCCAAATTTCACTCTGTCCGCCCGCCCGCCCATTACCGAATTGGTGAATGGATAACTTGCGTCAGCACTTATGCTGCCGGTCAGTGTGGCCTTGCGCCCGATGTAGGGCCTGCCGATCAGGAGGTTCGTTGTCATCCGAGCACCTCGGTGAAGGTGGCACTAATTCGATTCCAGTCGATTATCTTGCTCGACGGCTTGGAGCTTACCTTCGACACCTCGCAATGAATGATTCGCTGACTATCGAGAATCGTGTGATCCGTGCCTGTGAAAAGAAAGACGCGATTCACATCTTTGTAAGCGTCGATCTTTGAGTAGAAGTCTCGCACCTTATCATCTGTGATTCCGTCCCATGTAATCTCGAACTGATAGACCGGCTCGTCGGTTCTGACGACGTGCTCGACCCCGCTGTCGCCCCTGAATCGCCCCTGCTTCGCCGGGTTGCGAGTCGGCACAACATCAACCGGATCTTTCCCCATGTCGAACGCCAGACCAAAATGCGCTTTTGAGTGCGTAAACTTCTGCGAGCTCGAAGTGTAAACCAGTCGCCAGTAGCGATAGGCCGACGACGGCGTATAGCTCCCGCTTGGTATATCGTAGTAGTCATCCGAGCGCGGCCCGTAGAGCGTCGCAGATGCCATGCTGGCGTTAACGTATTGGTTCGTCCATGCCGACCCGTCGCTCGACCGGTCGATCTCTATTTTAGTTAGCCCCGCCGCCTTTAGAATGTCGCAGCGAGCAAGCACGATGTGATTTAGCGTGTTCTGCTTCGATGCGTATCCCGAGCCCAGATCGTAAGTGAGCGTCAGTACCGTCTGATTCGCCGCCGTCTGAAAGTGACTGTCTCGCCTGCCCGAAATCAAATTGTAATGCGGAAAGTCCGAATCGTCTGTTACTGAGCATGTAACTTTGTTGCAGTTGAAAGAGATATCTGGGTGAGAGATAAGGAGGTTGCTGGTCATTGCACACGTCCTTCTCCTATCTGCCTAGTTGAGCCGCTCGAAACTGCATTAATAACCTCTTGGGCTCCGTTCTCGTAGTTCGCCTTCACGTTGATCGTGATGTCTTTCTCTTTCGGGATATTGTTGATTTTGTCTATCAGCGACTCGGCTTGTTCTTCCGCCTCGGTCAGGATGTCGTTAGCCTGAAGGTTTGAGAGGATGGCGATAAGCTGCTCATCGGTGGCGTTCGACAGTTCGGTCATGCTGTCGATACCGGATTCGGCGAGGGCTGCGAAGAGGCCTTCAATCTGGTCTTGAGTGAATTTGCCGCTCGATACGAGCATTTGCTCAAGCTCCGGTAGTGTATCCTGCCCAAGCTCAAGCATTTCAAATCCGATATCCTGCAAGGCGTCTATCGTTGCCAGCCCGCCCTTTGAGCCTGCCGCAAACAAATTCTCGAAGGCTTCAACGGCGAATCCAACGCCGTCGGGGATTCCATCCTCCATCGCCTTGTTGACGCCGTTAATCGCTGACTGTGTCTCTAGGAATGAGAGCTCGCCCTTCTTTGCGGCCGCAACAAGCGCGCCGGTCATCTGCTCCGCCGTCTGCCCGGTCGATTGGATCAGCAGACCAAGGTTATTCAGCGACCCGCCGACATTGTTGAAGAAGACTGCCGCGAGCTGTCCGCCGAGGGATTCCCCGGTAGGCAAGAGAGCATTCATCGCCTCGCCCACGCCGATGAACGCGCCCTTGATGTTGTCGGCACTTGCGAGTAGTGCGTCATCAAATTCGCCGGTGTCGAAACCCCCGGGGCCGCCGAAGTCTAAATCGTGTAATTGCTTTAGCTGCCCGTCTATAACAACCTGCAGTCCGGCAGCGTCGAACAATTCGGCAAACTTTTTATCGAGTGCCTTGCGAGCCGATACCTGCTTATCTTCCCCGAACAGGGCCTCGATAATTTGATATGTAGGATCGAATTTTTCTAATTCACTAAAGAGATCAACGCCGATGGCCTGAATGACCAGCTCAGATATGCCAAAGGTAAAAAACGCGGCGACCGCTCTCTTTGCGGCTTGATGACCGGCTTTGAGTTTGTCTTCCCCGCTGGCGTCGGAATCAAGTGTGTCGCCAAGTGAGCTTGCAAGCTGCGAGAATAGTCCGGCGTATTGTTTAAACCCATCGCCAAACAGATCCGAAAACTGCCCGCCACCGAACGCAGAATCACCGCCGAGTCCCTCGCCAAAACCTTTGGCTGTCTTCTTCCCGGCATCTCTTCCTAACTCCTCCCATTTGAACTCTTCAAACTCATCGGATATTCTGATAATGCCCGCGTCACCGCCCAGCTCATCGACTATGTGATTGAAGGCATTTTCGAATGTGTCGGCTGTCTTCGATGCCTCATCAGCTACCTTTTTGAGGGCTGAGGCCGTGTCGTCTGCACCCTTGGGCACATCGAACGTAAGCGTGTCTGATACTGTGCCGAGTGAATCGTCTAGCTGCTCGGTACTCGTTTTGGAGTCGCGCAGGGCCACCTTTAAATCGCGCTGTAGGGTTATCTCTACCTCTTGGGCCGCATTGTCGAAGTCGACATATCCCTCAGATATTTGCCGCATCACGACTTGAAGGACGCGCAGCCCTCTGACGAAGTTTTCTATTTCGTCTTGTATTCGCTTGAAGGCCTTATCGGCGAGCTGAATGAGCCCTTTCGCGAAGTCCACCAACTTATTGGTGACAGCGACGACAACCTTGCCCATGAGTAAGGTGATGTCTCGCAGGGCCTTGCTTTGCTCTACCGCAACGGCTACGCGATCGTAGGCGTTCGTGATTGCCGTTTTGACCTGCAGGTATGTTCCATAAAGACCCAACTGCTGATTGTTCAGCTCAGATGTGGCACGATCAAATGCCTGCAGCTTGATTTTGCCTTCGCTCAACAGTCCGAGCTGTTCAAGCTGCTTTTCGTTTCCCTTTGTGATGGCTGTCACAAACGTATCGAGCGCTTGAGCCGCGTCCCCGCCTGTTTTGTCGGCGTACTGTTGAGCTGCCTGCGCGACGGCGGCAAAAACCTCGGGCTTGAGACCCTTAGTCAAGCCCTCGTTGGCGATCTCCATCAACTTCAGGTTGTCAATTGCCCCCTCGGTCGCAAGGCGCAAATCGCCAAGGAGGACGTCCGACGCAGCGCCAGCCTTCGCTGTCAACTCTTCGAATGCGCTTGAGACGTCTAGAACGGCATCGCCGCGCTCTGCTATGGTGATGAGGCCAGCATACGCTGCCGTCACGGCACCCAAAGTAAGAGTCGCGGCCCCAAGCGCAGCCGCCAGCTTGCCGGTGCTTGTGCTGAAGAAACTTGCCGCCTCCGAAGCCAAGCCAGAGCTCTCCGTTACCTTCCCGAGTTCCTTGTCGAGCTGATCAAACTTAGCATTGGCGTCATTGGTGTCGACGTCAACTTTGATCTCTAAGGTATCGTCGGCCATCTATAGCTTCTTCTTTTGATACATGAGTTTTAGGTATTCGCTTTTCAATTCATCGCACCGTTCGCGCAGAGCGAGCACGTCGTGAAAGAACGCCTGATTCATATGGAACAGGAAGACGAGGTCCTCTAGTTCCGCTTTGCCTTCAGCCAGCCGAGTATGGATCTCGAACACGTGGACGAGGTTCTCTGCGTTCGCAATGCCGACGTTTTTCGTTTCCTGCGGTATTCCGTGCCTCCGGAAATCAGCCTCGCGATTGCCAGATAGACCGGTGGCCTCGGGCCTTTCGAATCCCAAATCGAGCGGGTTGATGTTGTTCATTTTCTGAATTGTTTTCTGAAGGTTTCGCGCTGTTGTCTTGCAGCAGTGCCATCGAGGTAAATTAGTTCGAGGTCCCGGAGAAGCTCAGGATCGTCAAGCAATCCCAGGTCACGGAACTCCGCCATGAGAAGCTCCGAGATGTGATTAATCTCGTAAATCTTGCGGGCCAACGTGTATCGCGTAACGAATTCCTGAAGCGCCGAATCAGAAAGAACGTCCTCGGCAATGCACCCTGCCGCTGTCTTGCAGGCAGGGATTGCAGCGCCCCCCGAGTCAGTCAGGAACTTAAAACACTTCCGACAGTTGAGGTTCGGGGCATCAAAAGAGAGCTTTAGGCTTCTCTTGGCTCGGCTCCTGAAGGCTTTTTTTCGGCACTTTCGCCTGCGCCAGAGGCTTCGTTGAATGCCCTGATTATCTGCAAGGCTAAATCAAGCGGGATGTCGAGATTCTTGATTTGCTCAACGGTAATTGGATCGCCGTCCTCTGCTTCTAGGCCGGTAACGCTCACTAGGCCGTCCAATACATTCTTGTAATTCGCCCTGGCACGCTCGCGCTTGTCTTCGATCTTTCGCGTCTCATGCTCCAGATCGAGCACCTTGTTTAGCGGCATACGCTTAAATTCGAGTTCAAACTCGCCGCCATCGAGGGCAATCTTTACAGGGAATGTGTTTTTGTAAACGTAGGACATTATTGTTTTCCTTTTTATTTGAGACAAACTACGCGTTGTACGAAGTGGCCTTCGTGTTCCAGACAAAGAAGTACGGATAGGCGCTGATCATCCCAGTCGGGTTGGACGCCGCGACCAGAATCTTGAACGTCAGATTGAGCGGGTTCACGCCTGCGCTTGTGAGGTTGTACTGAGGATCAGAAACAAGCTTCATGCGCGGGATGTTCACGACAAACTTGCGATAGACTGATCCGCCGATGAGAGAGCCGGTGATCGTGAAGCTCAACTTGTACTCCGTGCCTGCCGCCGCAGCCGTGAAATATGTGAGGTCGTCCAAAGACTTCAGCTCAAGCGCAAGTTCGCCGCTGAAAGGGGGTGCGCCGACAGGAATCGGGACGCCATTACCAGCCGCGCCTTTGAATTCTCTCGGGAACTCCTGCTCTTTGTTGAGACTCAGGGTGAAGGACCGGACGTTGAGACGGTCGCCGGGAGAGGCTAAAGCGCCGCCGCTGGATGCGTTGATCAGGATCTCGTCGCTTAACTGAGGAATAATTCTCACGGTATCGGGAATTGTTCCCGCCGCGACGTCCGAATAACTGTTGGTTGTGCCGCTGATTACTCGGTCGTTAGCGAGAAGCTGAAACGCGCCCTTCAGATATGCAGGAGGTTCTGCAACCGACAGCTCTACCGAGTTAACCACGCAGCTCGGGAACTCCATCACGTTTGAGGAATCCGGCTGCAATGCGGCGGTGAGGTATTGAGCGTTGAATGTGGTGTTATGGAGAATCGAGTGACAGTACCCGCCCGAGCCCATGCTCATGACGTTATCGGTTCCCATGAAGCACGCGAGCGCGGCAATCTCTGCGGCGTTGTAGTGCATGAGCGCCTCGAAGTCGATAGACGGTGCAATCGCGCCTTGCTGCGAATCGCTCGCCATGCTGTTACCCGAGCCGATTGGGTTCGCCGAAAGGTCTTCAGCGTTCGTGCTCTGGTTAAGGTTCTCAACCTCAAGCTTGTCGCCTGCGACGATGGTAACGGCTGTGCCAAAAGTCCCGGCTTTCTTCAAGCCAATATTGATATCCGCTCCAGTCTTGTAAGACATAGGCTTTGATCTCCAAAAATTTAATGTGTGGGAATTGTGCTAACTAAACTGATTCGCGCTTGGTGCCGAAGTAGACGGCGCGCGCTCGCCAGCAGGGCGTACTGCCGACTCTTACTTCCTGCGGGTTGGTGATGTCCTCGACGATGCGCCAGTAATCAACCGTGCTGGTCCAGGTGTCACCGAGAACCGACTTCACGCCTGCATAGAGCGTTTCAAATGCTGTGCGCACGGCATTGAAGTTTGCGCCGGTCGGCTCCTTCTCTAGCGTGTATTCGACAGTCACGCGGAAGGTATGCTCTTCCGTGTGGATCATCTGCTTGGTCTGATTCCGCACGACCGTGTACTGAAAGTAATTCACCACCTGACTTGAATAGAGGTCGTCCGCCTCTGTCTCTCCATCGGGAGACACCTGATAGCCGATGGCGTTCGGGGTAACAGCAATCATCGACGCATCCTCGAAGAGGGTCGCCCACGCTGCGGATACCGCTGCCGCTGTCGTCATCTAGTGATAAAAATCGTTGAAGATGCGCCCTTAACCGTTCCGTCTGGCGTCCCGGTGTTTCTGGTGTCGACTGGCAGATCAAGCTGCCCCATCAGGCCGGTGTATTTTTCGGAATACACCTCGTATCGCTTATAAAACTTGTCGCCGACCTCTTTGAAGTTTGCGAGACATGCGTTTGCAATCGCCTTGTAAGCGAGGGCGAGGCGCACCTTGAACAGATTGTAATACTGGTGATACTTGAAGCCCTTTGCCTCAAGCTCGATCCTCATTTCCGTTTCCGCGTCGCTGATAAACGTCGTCAGAACATTCGCGGCAAAATAGGAGGTGATCGAAGGATAGACATTTGAAAGATCGATGTAGGTTGTGCCCGGAACTGAATCAAGCTCCTCAAGTATCTCGAGCTCGAACGCCCGAATGATTACTTGGGTCTGGCCTGCCGCCGTCGCAACGAAGTTGATCGCCTCGTAATACGTCCAGCCTGCGACAAATGAGTTAATGTCTGGATTGTTGATAGCTGCGACCGTATAGGTGCAGCCGTATGGGGGTGTGGTCGATTGCGACCATGCTGAAATTGTTTGCAGCGCCCCGTTGCCAGAGAGCGCATTTGTAACGCCGGGGTAATCGCGGAAAATGTAGATTGTTGGATTCTGGGTCGGAAGCTGCAGCGGCGATCCGTCCTGAATCGGGTAAAGCACCCGACTGAATGACTTGCCGTAAGTGTATTTCATCTCTTAGCTTCCTGCCTTTAGTGCGTTTCTGAGTCTTTCCGTAATTCGCTCGCGGGCCTCTTTTGATAGGCCAAAGAACTTTCTAGTGCGCATATTTCCGCGCGCCTTGGCGGCCTGATCTGCTGGAACGTAAATGATCCCACGCAGAAGGCTTCCAAGTTGCTCAACCTTGGTCGTAATGGAATTCAACATGCGTCCGGAGAATGTCAGGTCGATGTTCCCCTTTCTCCCCTTGCTCACCTTGTATTCGAGATACTTAGGGTCATACTCTGCATAGGAGCTGAACGGGCGCCCGTCGTAACCAATCCCCTTTTGCGTCTGGTCGATGATTTCTTGGGCCTCTTCCTGAATCGCTACGCTCAACTCACGCTCGATCCGGTCTTTGCGAGCCTGAAGCTGTTTCCTCAGGTCGACATTATTTGTAACCTCAATGCCCATTAATCATCGTCCTCGTTTGGGGTGTTTTCGCGCTCGAACTTGTACGGGTCTAAAAGCTCCGGGTGAGCATAAACGCATCCATCCGTTATCGAGCGCGGCAGCTTGTCGAGAATCGTCTCGATGCGGGCGCACTCAACTGGCTTCTTCTTGCCCTTCCATTTTACGAAACCGATACGGACCAAGTCGGGCTGCCCGGGGGCGAATCGTGTCTCGTATATCGTGCACCGGGAGTCCTTACCGAGCTTCGGGCACCTCTTACCTGCACCGATGCGGCAGCATTTCGCCTTGCACACACCGATGCAGTATTGGTCCTTGGTCACTGCTTTTGCTTGTCGGACTTCTCGGCAAGACCAACGGCATAGTCACGGGCCTCAGCGTCGGATACATCCTTGCCGGTCCTGAGTTCGTCCATGTCCTTCTTGACCTTGGTCATTCGATCGATGGCGTCCTTGGCGCGCGCTTCCTTGGTCATGTTTCGCCACGCGATCACGTCGGGGTGATTCTCGTACTTATCCTTCTGCTCCTGCCGCTGCTGTGCGATTGCGCGGTCGTACCGTGCGCACATGGCCTTGAACGCTGGCGTCTGCGAGAGTTGCTGTGTAAGCACCTGCAGCCTTTCCGGCTCGATATTCCTAATTCTGATTCTGCTCATTCTTGCCTCCCTTCTTTTCGGCCTTTTCCTTGTCCTTGGCCTTCGCTTCCTCAAGCTCGCGCTTCATGGCTTCGATGCGGCCCTCAAGGTCATTTACCTGCTTGTCCTTGAGTGCGATCTCTTCGCTCATGGCGCTGATCTTGCCCTGCACCTCGGCACTCTGAACCTCGCGGTCCTTGATTTTGCTGAATAGGTGCCGCTCAAGCTGGTCCCACGGATTCGAGCCGTTCGGGCCGGAATAGATCCTGGCCTTCTTTGCCCGCTCGGGATTCGGATCGTTGAGCTTCGGGAAGTTCCCCCAATGCAGAACGCGGAAGTTCTTCGGGTAGGTCGTGTACTCGTCAATCTTCGACGTCTGCTCAGGCCTTGCCTCAACAGAGAGCGTCATGAGTCCCCCGCCCCACTCACCGGAGCCTTCGCCCGTTAGGTTCCACTGCTTCTTCTCGAAAAGGATATACGCCCCGCCATCGGCGGGCGGTCGCCAGCCTTTGAGGGCGTTAACTGTATCCTCGTGCATCGGGGCTACGTTGGTTTTGAAGGGCTCCAACTTGAGCCGCCTCTCTTCGCGCTCGACCGCTTTTTTCTCGTCCTTCGCCTGCTTCGCGAGACTGGTAAATAACTCTTCAACTTGCATCGGTCTTTCCTGTTTTTAGTTTGATGGGGGTTAAATGGGGGCTTTGGAAAAGGAAGAAACCAAAGCCCCCGGCGATCTTTTACTGCGAGATTAATTAGGTGTCGGAAAGGAGTTCAACGCCGCAAAGGTCGTTGTACTCATAGGTGTCGAAGAAGTAGAACGTAACGTGTTCCTCGTAGAGTCCCTCCGAGCCCTTCTTAATGCTCCATGTCTCGGGAGCTGGCGCGAAGTTTCCGCCGAGGCACCACATCGGATGAATGATGCCCTGCGCGGTATCGCCGCCAGAGGTCTGGTGTCCAGAGGTAGCATAGAAGTCGAGCCCAGGAAGCGAGCCGACATAGCAGTTTGCTTGTGGGGTGCTGTTCAGAATCGCAAGCCACTGCTGACTTGTGAAAGCCGATGCACCGGACTGGAGTGCTTCCTTCTTGATGTTGTAATGCCCTTTGTGGGACAGCACGACAGCCAGAGGGACCTCTTTGTTCGGGCATTCGGAATTGAAGATGTTGTACTGTCCGAGCATGATGTCATCGAGAGTCATGATGCTGGTGGAAGTAACAACGGTCGAAAGCCCGGTGAACAAAGAGAGCGCATCGTTATCAACATACCGAGCGATTGCGGAAGCCTGATCCTCGACAACGCGAACGTCGTCGATATTTCCGAACTTGAGCTGCTCAATGCTGATACCGGTCGACACTGCACACTTTGCAATCGTGCTAGAGGCCGAGGAATCTGCTAACTCGCCGTTCGAGTTAATTGCCAAGGCGGTGGATTCCGCCAAGGAGGCCGCCGTTAGCGAGCCCTTTTTGCCGTGAAGCTTGGTCATCGTTCCCTCGGGCAAGCTTTCGGCGTGCATGAGGTTCATCATGCAAGTAGCCTTTACGAGGGCTGGCGACATTACGTCGCTCACTACGTTCGTCGGATTTACCGAGTTCGAGAACTCGGTGATATTTGCGACTGCCATAGAAAATTCTCCTCAAATGAAAAAAGGCACCCGGGTTAGGGGTGCCTTTTCTGGTAAAATATTTTTGTGCCGTTATGCGGCCGGGGCTTCCCCTTCCGCTTCGTCCTCGGCCTCTGGCTCTTTGTCCTTGGGGGCCTCGGAGTCCTTAACTTCGACTTTGATTTCCACGTTCACCGGGATGGTGAGTGCTGCAACAGGTTCGGCTGCGGCCTCGACTGGCTCCGGGTAAAACTCGTACTTCGCATCAAACTCGGCGCGGTCGATCAATGTCACCGTTTTACCATCATCGACCTTGACCTTTTCGCCCTCATCACCAATGACCAAGGCCAACACATCAACTGGCTTGGTCTTTGCGAACCTGAATGTCTTCTTTTCGATACCCATGGCGAGCTTCCTAAAATTAAATTATTGGTTGTTTATGAAATTACTTGATCTTCGTGTACCGGAAGTTGACCTCCCATCTCCAAGTTTCAGCGGCGACGCCGGTGACCTTGAGCTCTACCGTCTGGTCTGTGGTGTTCGCTACCCATGCAAAGGTGGGCGATCCGGCGTGGTCCTCGCGGGCTGTCGCTACAGGTGTGCCATTTGCAGTAACGTTGCCGCCGCTGGCTCTCCGCCATCCACCATCAAAGATTCCATCCACCATCGCAGACAGGTCGGACTTGATCCCGATGATGTGCCCTTGAATCTTTACTGCCTCAAGTTCGGATAAGGGAACTGATAGGATTACCGTTGCCGTGGCGTCGGCTGTGCTGAGAACCTTATTCTCTTTGACCGTCCCACCATTGTACGATCCACTGGCCCCGATGAGGGTCTGCGCTCCTCGCTGTACTGTTGGCATGTTTGAAATCTCCTAAAATATAAATTATTTGCCCGCGCTGCTGCGCTCTGCCGCCTTCATGTCGCGAAGGTAGCTTTTCTTTTCGTCGAGACTGAGGGCGTCGTATGCCTGCTTGTGTAGTGCCGGGGCAAGCGCCGACATTTCTCTAAATGTCTTGGGAAGCCCGCCGCGATGCGCCACTTTCTCGCCTTCTTTCTTCGTGCCGCCGATCCCGGTCGGCTTTGCAAGTGACGGATAATCCTTTGCGAGCTTCTCGCCGAATTCCTTCACGCTAATCGGCAGGCCGTTCTGCCCGTAAATGACATGGCCTTTCTCGTCCTTGAAAATGATGTCGCCATCTTCCAAGTCACCGGCTCGCTCGATCTCCATCTTGATAAACCGGCGGGCGTCGTCGTTGAATAGCCCGCCGATTTCGAGCATTACCTTATCGGTAACACGAAGGGTTTTAAGCTCTGCCGCCATGCGCTCGGATGCGGTCTTGTGCTCGTCCAGCTCCTTCCCGAGCTGCGCGCGAAGTTCCTTTTCTTTCTTCTCCCACCGCTTTTCGTTCTCGGCCGGGTCTTTCTCGGCTTGTGCCTTGCTCAGATTTTCCAGCTCTTCGAGAGTCGCCTTGTACTTATCAGGATCAATGTTCTTGTATCGCTCAAGCTTTTTTTCGAGGTCTCTGGTCATACCCTCGAACCGCTCGGCCCTAGCGCGGAGCTTTGCTAATTCGTTCTGTCCTTCTCCCTGCGCGTTGCTTCCTTCCTGATTTTCTACATCAGCCATGTCATTACCTTTCGTTCGATCAACTTCATTTTGTGTTTGTCCTCTGAGGCATCAGAGGTGCGATTTTGATATTTATTTACTGGCGATAAGCCGCAACGAGGGCGTATGCCGTGAGGTCTATGGCCTGCTCAAGCGCAACGTGCTGCGGGCTGTCTCGCTCGGGTTCTAGTGCGGCAAAATGCAGGTGCAAAAGCTCATGAACGAGCGTCACTTCGATATCCTGCGCCGTTATTGACTCGGGTGGATAATCGCTCGGGTCAAGGATCTGGATCAAAGCCGCCTTCAATTGGTGCGAGTAGTTGCAAGAGCCCTGAGTGCCTTCAATGCACATATCGCGCTCGCGGCAGGTCGAAACCTTAACATTCCAGTCCTGGAGCCTAAGCCGCTTTTGCCAGATCGTGCAGAGCTCCGTCAGCGTGATTTCGTCCATTACTCCCCCGTCCATCCGAGACTTCTCGCCTTTTGTTCTGTTAGAGCTCGCCACTGGTGGCGACAATTATAGCCGCCGCCGTACACAGATACAGAAAGCCCTTGATCGTTATCCATGCCATCGATTTCTTCGCTCGTATAAATCGCGGGTTTTTTCTGTAGCAGCTCGTGGCAGAATGGCCGCGTTACCTTGTCGTCCGGCCCCATGTAGATGAACAGGTTCAGCCCTGCTTCCTCTGCTTTGGCCTTCGTTACCGTTCGGTTAAACCCCATCATCGAGGTGGTGAGATCAGTTTGAATCGAGGCAAAGGCCCGGTCGCCGATCTTCCTTTGTATCTCGGCAACATTGGGGGCCTCTCCCCCGATCACTGACCGCACAATCGAACTTGATAATTCATTGCTGTATGTATCGAGCTGCCCCGATATCTGGGCCGTGTCGAACGTAATCAGGTTCTGCACTACTGTGAGATCAGAATCCGTTAGCGCGATTTCCGCGCCTGAACTGGCTTTCAGCTCCTGCGCTATCTGGCGAAGCTCCCGCCCGTATATCACATTGATTTCGGCCAGCCGGTCGCCAAGCCCGCCCTGAATTAGCGTCTGCTTGAGCTTTCCGAGGGCATAGGCGACGTCGATAGCGGTCGGGTCGTCCGCCATAACACCGCCGAGAATTTCGTCCAGCTTGTCAGCGTAGAGCGATTTCAGGCGTTCAATAAACCGCTCGATCTCTCGGTCAGTCGCCTCAACCGAGCGTCTGACGCCCTGCTTGATCTCCTTGAGGTCTGCCATTCATCACGCCGCCTGATCTTCTGGGTCTGTCCCGGCCTTTGGGCCTTCCTCGGAGTCGTCCTGCGCCGGGTCTTTCTTCTCCCCGCCAAACTGCCCCATGAGGGCCTCACGGGCTTGCGCCTGCTTCGTGGCATCCACTCCACTATAGTCGTGGGCCTCGATATCCTTCTGGAGTTTTTCCGCGTCCGGCAGGTTCATCTGCTGAACCGCCTTCTTGAGTACGGCCTTGCGCACTGACTCGATAGGCTTCAGGTCGTCGGCAAATGCTTGAAAGAGCCTCACCTGCTGGTCGATGTCCTCAACCGTGATGTTTTTATCGAGAGTGATTTTGCCTTCGAAATTCTTGTTACCGGTCTTGAACGCGGCGTATTGCTGGATCATGTGATTTGCAAGATTCTCAATCTCGGCCAGTGCCGACTTGAGAAACGCGACCAGCTCGTCCTTCATCTCGCGGAGTGTGTCAGCGCCGGGAGCCTCGTTACTGGTGGAGGCAAGGCGCTTGGTCTGGTTGAATGCGACCTTGTAAATCTGGTCAACGGTGCGCTCGATAGCGCCTTCGAGTGCTGCGGTATTCGAGGGCTCGATTGTGTGCACATTGCTATCTTTAGGCACCCGGGTGATCGAAAACTCGGTGAGTGCCATCATGTTCTCTTCGTTCAGATCGCCCGCGATGATAATCCGCTGGTAAGCCTGATTGTTTAGCTGGCTGTAGTACGCGCTCATGAGGTTGAAGAGAACGAGGCATAGTTCCGAAACATCCTTCACCCATGAATCGCCGTTCATGATGGCGCTAATTGGAAGCTCGTCAAGCTGCTCGACTACCTGCGGCGCTCCTTCGATCGTCCAAGTGGCTGAATCGCCCTCGCCCTCCTGCCGGAAGGTCTGAACCGTATAACCTACAGCTTCTTTTTGGTACACCCGGCAATACTTGACGCATTGCGGCTTTTCGATGAGAGACATGCGCGGCGCGATGGCCTCGTATTCATACCGAAATGAGTTGAACTTCCCGAATCGTTTCGAGTCCCGTGATTCCCGCTCCCAGTCCTTGAATTCGAGAACGTCCAGAACCTCGAAGAATGCCCGGTGACCGAGGGCGTTCTGCTGACCAAGGCTTGTCACCTCGTCGAGGTCATAAGCGTCTGTTAGAACAATCGGGCGACCGTCCCGCACATATGCGGTGAATACCGGACCTTTTAGGAAGGTCATAAAGTCGCTACCGTTACCGTCGACGTTCTGCCAGTCGTCGCCAAACAAGGCCTGAACCGATGGATCTATCTGCGGGTCGTTCTTGAAACAGAGTGATGTCCAGTTCGAGACAATCGCCTCCATGAGATTGAAGTATCTGGATCGCTGCTCGCGCCTAGCGCGGAGCTTTGCACCATGCCCGGGCACTGCCTCAAGGTCATGCGCCCACAGGTATTTTAGCTGGCACAGTACCGAGTGAATCCCCTCGTATAGCGCACGATAGGTTTCCCATGAGTCCTGTTTCGCTTTGAACTCAGGGTGCTCATAAAAATCAATCTGCTCGTTTGCCATCGGTTCCTAATTTGTTCCGTACTGTTCCCGCGCGCGGGGGTTTACGATATTTGTGTGCTTATAGAGCTGGAACAGGCAGTAGCGCGGCCCGTCCCCATAGTGGGTCCAGTCCTCACCTGCCGGCTTGTCAAAGTTCCAAGTGCCGTCTATGAGCGTGGTTTTTGCGAATGCGTTGATCGTCTTCGTGCATTCAGGGCTCACCGCAAACATGTCGTAGGACATGAGGGCTGCCATCTTTTCGAGACTGTTTCTGATACTTGGTGCGTGATCGTCAGCGAGGATTTCAACATCTACAAACTGACCGGCCTTCAGGTACTGCTGGATCATCTGAAAGTCACAGGCCTCGGTGTTGTGCCTCTCTGACCAACCGTCGTGACCGCCGTATATCTTGATAGGGGTCCGCCCGAATCTCTCCTTCGGGAATTGCGCCATGAACTCCGCGCAGCCATCCATCAGGCCCCGGGATTTCCCGGATGACTCGGCAATCGCTACCCACCGCTGAGAGCGGATATAGTTCTTCTCTGTGGTGAATTTCTGCAGCACTACCCAAGCAAGCGGCGTGCGGTTAAAGTCCCAACAGAACATCAGCTCCACGCCGGGGATCGGCTTTGGTATGTACTTGAGGACGTTTCGCGACTCGTAGAATTCCCAATAGGCCGTTCCTCGAGTAAACGAGACGAACAGGCCGAACAGGTAGCTCTCTAACTTACCCGGGTCGTAAGAGTACGCATTCCGAAGATTGTCGATGTAGTCGGCTTCGAGCGTCGGATTGTCCGACGTGTGGAGAATGATGCGCCGGTAATTGCGCTTGAGGTCTATTCCCTCCGGGAAATTCGCCTCTTTCTCGTACCAGTTAAACCCCTCCGGAGTTCCTTCGAGAAGGAATTGCTTTACCTTCGCCAAGGAACAGCGGATACGTGCCCGGGTCTTTTCGTATGCGACACGCCTCCAGAGTCCAACCTCGGTCCCAGATGCGTGTGAAATCGACGGTCCGACAAACCTCTCGGCTTTCTCTGCCGAGAAGAAATGAATCTCCTGCGGGCCGCGCCGGGTCTTCCAGCACTTCATGACGATGCGCGGTCGCTTCGACATTACGACGTCGAAGTGTAGCCCCTCTAAGAGACCGAAATAGTCGTACAGAACCTTGATAAACTCAGGTATGAGAGTGTTCTCAACCTGGGTGAATGTCGGGCCTATTGACCAGCTATACCGTGATTCCGGGTTCTCCCTGCATGTAAGCAGATGCCAGAGCACCGCGCCGTGCGTACCGCCAGCGCCGAGGCCCTTCGTTATCCAGTGACAACGGTAATTTGTTTGATCGTGTAGGAGGTTCCAGACCCAGAACGGTGCGGTAAGTTTTCGCTCACCTTCCCGAATCCTCATCTGTGTTGCTCTTTAACCGCTCGGGTATAGGGCCTTGAACGAGCACGATCTTGGTCGGGACCGCATCCTCGCTTGAGGGTCCGTGCTCGTCGACGTATCGACGTTGCCGAATTGCATCGTCGTACTTTTCGGGGGCCAGCGACTTCAGCATGAAGATAAGTAGCATGTCGCTCTTCTCGATGGCGCGCTTTACCGCTACCGCTTCGAGGGCCTCTAACCGGTCTGTCCTGAGTTTCTCTAGGTACTGTTGAAATGGTTTTGTCTTCAGCCACAGTCGCGCTGTGCTGTAGGGCACGTCAGCTTTCTTCGCGGCCTGCTTAACGATACCCTGCGCCTCGATGTAGGCTTCGGCGAATTTCTCCTGCTTGACCTTATTCGTCGAGCGGGACATACGGTTCGCCGTTTATGGTGCATTCGAAATCTTTGCCGGAGGCTTCGCAGTGGCGCTTGTAGCGGTCGATTATCACTTGGCAGTATTGTGGTTCCAGCTCGATCCCGACACAGGTACGATTCAACTGATCGCAGGCAATAAGCGTTGTGCCAGTGCCTAGGAACGGATCGATCACCGTTTCGCCGCCGGTAATCTTCAGAACTTCCGCTGCGAACGTCAGCGGCATCGTTGCTCCGTGTATAGAAGCGAACTCTAATGAGCGCGTCGGATCGACGTTAATCACCGCATCCTTGTCGCCATGAAAAGCGGCTGTCGGTATAGCCCGGGAGGGTAACTCTTCGGGCGACAACAGAAATACGAACTCAAAATTTGAGTTGATCACGTTCTTCGCCGCCGCTGGCGCCGATAAACGCTTGTTCCAAATTAGAACATCAATCAGATGATTGCCGAAATCGTACAACCAGCCAACCAGATCGACCTTGTTGCCAGCTAGCATTTGGATATTTATAGCCGCGCAATTGGTCTTCTGCAGTGCATTGTGGGCGACCTTGCCGATGAATGCTCGATACTCCCCGACATCTAGGTCGTCAGTAAATCCGAGATACGAGCTCGTCTGAAGGCTCTTGTTTGCCATCTTCACGTTATCGCCTCGGTTGTAAGGCGGGCTGGTGAAGCAAACGTCCGCCTCCCGCCAGTTCGAAATGTCCTGACAATCGCCGCAAACTACTCGATGCCGCCCGAGCGTGATCAGATCGCCCCGCTTGATGAAGCATTCCTTTTCGAGGTCTGGCTCGAAGTCGTCGTCCACTACCTCTGGCTCGGCTTCCTCTTCTTCTGGGAGCAGATCACGGAGCGCCCACTCATCAACATCGAATCCGAGGTCTTCGAGCGCCTCGATTTCAATCTTGATGTTGTCGATGTCCCACTCGGCGTCCGCGGCGAGTTTGTTGTCGAGAATTCGGTATGCCTTCTTCTGCGCTTCGGTGAGACCCTTGATTTGGTAGACCGGTGCTTTCTCCAGCCCGAGCTTTTTTGCGGCGGCCAAGCGTCCATGACCAACCAACACGATAAAATCTTCGTCGCAAACTATCGGCTGCGCCCAGCCCACCATCTTGATTGAGTTCGCAATATGGTCAACCTGCGTCTCCGGGTGCTTCTTGTTGTTGAAGCTGTACGGGATGAGCCTAGAAAGTTCAACTTCTTCGACTTTCATCTTTTTATATGTGTGCTAAGTAAGGCTAGTAAAACGACCGAGACTAATTGAAAATGTAAGACGGCCCCCGATTCGAACGGGGCATCCCGGGTCGCTGTTAGGCTCCCGTACATAAACCCTCATGCTCTACCGCCCCTATGCGTCGAAATCAGGGGGCTCAAGGAGCCCTTTGCGAATAAGCCTGTTCTCTATCTCGTCCGTCACTTCCTTAACGAGCTGCTGAACCCTGCGGGTCGAGAGCCCAAGCTTGTCGGCTATTTCATCAACCGATGTCCGCCGCTCGTTGTCGACCTTCCAGTACATGACGAACACCTCCCGCGCCTTCGTGCTGTTGTGGTATCTGAGCGCGTCCCTGATCGCCATCGTTATCTTGTGCCAGTGATCGAGCGGGTCGAGCCCGTCGTCTAGCGGTAGCCGAGGCGGCCGGGCTTCAGGGTCGAATTCCTGCGATGAGCGGTCGTGCTTTATTCCCTGCCAGAGAGAGGGCTTTTTGATGTCGGCGGGGCGATTGAGAAACCAGAATGTGAGGGCTTGCCCTACGGTGGAAAAGCGGTAGAGGCGCTTGCGAGTTTGTTTCGGTGACGGGTCTTCTACCATGTAGAGTAACCATAGAAATTACGAAATGTCACTACACTCGACGAGACTTTCTTCCCGGATGCTTAGAAAAGATGCACTTCGATGATCCGTTACTCTGAAATATCGCTTCAAAATCGCCAGCAGCAAGAAACGTGCGAATGCGATTTACCATTCCCTCCCAATCGGGATAGAGCGCCTGACAAAGAAATACAAAAGAGAAATGGGTGTCGCTGCTCACGCCATCGCTCCAGAACCACTTATGTAGAATGTCGAATGTTTCCCAAGACCGCTGACCGTCCAGCATTTTTCGCCGCGCATATATTGCGTAGTCCTTTACGGCTTTTAGAAGTACGGAAGCCAGAACGCGATGCTCGCCCGACTTGATCGTCGGCTCCGCGTTCAAAAAACAAACCTGCGCGACGGGGAGTGAATTGATAAACAAGGCGCACCATAAAAGTAAAACCTTCCGGCACAGCCCTGTTGAGATGGTTGCTCTATGTAGAGCGAATGTACTGATATTGTAAGAACTATTGCTTAGTCCGCAGGCGCAATAATCGAGTCGAGGAGGTAGCGCATACTTGCGCGGTGGATGTACGCCGCTGACACGTTGATCACGGTCTTCTCTGCGGGGAGATCGAACCAAGTCGCGCGGGACGCCCAACACTGCGCGCGGGAATCGTCATCGATCAGGCCAATATCTTCGAGCCAATCGCACACGGCTTTCGGCGTATTGTGGCAGTCCCACCGTCCTTTCCGGTGGCCAAGAACGATGTGAATATGCACGGGGTTCTTGCCGAATGTCGGCGGCGGCAGTCCTTCCGTGACGAGTGCCTGGGTATAGAGTTGTGTCATGGCGTCGAGGCGGGCGGCACCCTCCTTGTGCCAATCGAGGGTCAGGAATCTGCCTGCGCGAAATGGCACGCGGTCGTTGGACGAAGGAAGTTGCAGGAGTGCTCCGGTGAATTCGATTTGAATATTCATTAGTTCATCGCCGGTCGAGCGTGGGCAGATCACTTTGCAAGTCGAGTTCTTTATCAGCTCTGCGGCGATTTTCTTACGGGGGAGAAGCTTGAATGCGACCTTAATCGAAGTCACGAAAGCCCGTTGTATAGGACCGCTGTGTACCTCTGCAGCCTGAGCGCAATCAAACCGAGAAGATATGCCGCTTTGAAATTGCTCCGCTCGTTGTCTGACTCTATGAGCCTCGCTATACGGGCGAGAGTGCCCTTGCGTTGGATTCGAGCGAGAAAATCGCTGGCTTCTTGGGCAAGGTCTGGATTCATGGTGTTGAGATGCTCCATATCAGCAAATCAGTGCGTGCGTTCCGCGTGCTAGGTCTATTGTCATACTCGGCAGTAATTGCCCGCCCTTGAATGATTGTGCATCGTATAGCTGGATCTCGACGCCGCGCACCCCGGCGAGCGTTCGTGCCACATCCGCCTTGGTTCCCTGAAGCGTTGGCACCTGCCGCCCGGCTTCGTCGAAGGTCATCACCATCCCGTTGTTCATTTCGTACATGTTGAGCTTTTGCATTAGTCCTCAAACATCTTTTTCATTATTGCGGAGATGTCCTCGGGCGTGATGGCGCGAGCATACCCTAATCGTGGGTCCAGCTTGCCGGTGAATATGCTCATAGCTACGGGGTCCACATCGCCCTCGATTTCATGGCTCACGTATTTGGGAAGCTGGCTTGCTCGCCAATCCTTGAAGTCGGGGCTGGCCTCGCACCGAGCGCAAGCGCGGGCAAATCGGAAACTCATCTCACCTGTGGTGATCGTCGTCGTCATCTCCTTCTCATGCCCGCAGTGCTCGCATTTGTCGGTCATGTGGTGCCGTGCCCCTTATCAAACCACTTTAAGCAGACGGCTATAAGAGCTTCACGTGACATGCCGTTGATTGCCGTTTTGTACACTTCCCGCTTCCTTTGTCTTTCGCCCAGCCGGATGCGCTCCGCCTCTTCGCCTGCGCGCTTCAGATTCTCAAATGCCTCGGTGACCGGGTCTTTCTTAGGCCCTGTCCGAAACTGCGCGAAGATATCGTCCCTCTCGGGAGTCCTTTGCCATTGCCAGCCGCCTGCGCCTTCCCGCGAGCCTTGCTGTCGATTCCTCAACTCAATCGCCACATCCATCTGCCGATTAATCTCGGCCATGACCTTCGTGTCGCCGCCGCGATCCGGGTGATGCTTTTTCACCAGAGTCTTCCATCGTTCTTGGATTTCGGCTTCGGTCTGACAGCCTTGGAAGTAGTTCATTGGTTTGGCCTTTAGTCGGTAGGTCACAGCCTAAAAACTCCCGTCCGTTCCGTCGATGGCCATCCAATAATTCAGATCAATCTGCGAGAACTCCCTCATGTGCTCTCGAATAGATTGCGGCAGCGAAGCCAGAACCTCATTGCGCCGAGCGGGAGTTTCATATTCGTACCAAAGCCACACGCAATCACACATCGTCTGCGGAATCCACTGACGGCGCGACAGTCCCTCGCTGTGCTTGGCCATGTATGCGTCTAAGTCGTGCGGCGAGAGTCCTGGATAGACAGAAACGCTGAACGTGATTGCTCGGTTTTTGGTGATAGCTTTCATCCCTTCATCCTCTCCCAAGCGTCTGACTCATTATTTGCTACACGCCAGCGCATGTATCTGGCACATGCCGACGTCGCTATAAAGGTCAGCCGCCAGCCCTCTAGTAGTTCGTCCACTTCGATTTGATAGTCGTGGCCGAGGTCCAGAAGGAACTCCATTTCGAGTATGCTCTGCCAGCGCCGGGCCGCGTAGTGTGCCGCTATCTCGTGCGGGTAGACGTGACGTAGTGTTAGCTCCGGATCTACGATATCGGCGAGAGAAGGAATCATTAAATTGGTCATCCCAACACCCTCCTCACCGCCTCCTCCAGCGAGCAATCTGTATCCTTCGCGTAACCAACTCCACACTTTGCGCACTCGTAATGGTCCTCCGGTGGCGGCCATTTGTTCGGCTTCCATGTTTTCGGCTCCCTCGTGTAAGACTTCCAGTCGATACGGCCTCCACACTGGCACCGAGAGCCGGGTGGCTTGATGGGCATTACGGCAGGGGCGAATAAGTCCAGTTGCATCACGCCGCCAAAGTATAAATCTTCGCCTGTATCACCGGCTTCTGAACCTCGCCGGGCTCGAACTTCTTGCGCTCGGGGAACTGGAGCTGCAGGATTCTATTCAGACACTCGTCGACCGATTGGTATGGGATGATTATCTCCTTCGAGGTTTCCGTGTACTTGAACAGCTCCAGCTCGTCGAATCTCTTCGTTTCGTAACTCAAGACACGAGCGAAACCGTCGCAGGGTCGCATGGAGCTGAGGGCGCGCCAATCCTCGGCCTTAATCTCGTAATACCGGCAAACGGAGCCGCCCCGATACTCCTGCATCTCGACACCGCCATGATAGAGCAACTCAACTAGCCCTTGCGGACCATGATAAAGATGCTCCATGCCTATCTCGGCCCGACCGGATATCATGATGTCGTTCTCCGGGTGCTTTAGCGCGAGTCGGATTTCTTTTGCGTAGGCATCCCGGCACATACCCTCATGCACAAACGCTTGCCAGCCCTGCCGCCTGAGCGTGTAGGTATCCGACGACCACCCCTTCCAATGGACCTTGATAGGAACCTCGGTAAAGGTCGGCCGTCCGTTTCGCCACCCCTCGAAATACGGCACTAAAGCTTGCTACCAGTATCAACCCCGGCTGACTCGTACACCGTCAGCTCGGTAATCTCCGCAAGGTATCCGTCGATCTCGCGCTCGATGTTCTTCAAAACGAGCTGTGCCTTCTCGCGTCGGGAGTACAAGTCCTTCAGCTTCTCGACGGCCTTCTTGGTGACCTCTTCCGAAATTTCCTTCCTCGCCTGCTCCTGTACCGCCTTCACGTCTATCAGTGTCATGTCTATCTCCTTTCGATTTTCATTTGGATGCGCCAAGGGAAGATCCGTTGCCACCACGGCATCGAAAGCCTCCGCTTTTCTCGCTCTACCGCTTCACGAAGTTTCTCTTCCTGTAACTCAGCAATGGCTTTTTCAACCGCCCTCTGAGATAGGCACGTTCGGTCGAACACCTGTGCGTCTATCGGCTTCCACGCTGCGCCCATGCTGTCTCGCCACAACCCCTCCTCGTCGACCGTGAGCGTCAGGGATTTGGTTAGTGGTCGAGCCGATTTGGTGTTCTCTGTTATCATGTCTTTCTCCTTGGTGTGACTATCGGGATTCGAACCCGAACCGCTAGAGCCACGGTCTAGCGTGCAGCCTTTACACCATAGTCACCGTATAGCAGGCCCGCAGCGGCGTCGGTTTTGAGTTCCTGCGCAACCGAAGAACAGAAACCATCTCCACCGCCGAAGGCCACAAGTAATAAAGACGTTTTTGGAAACGCACACCAAACCTCGTGACTATTCGAACTTGTGCCGCGTTCACGTCCACGGCGGGGCTTTCATTTCTGTTTGTCGTCTGTCTTTGGAACGGAGAAGGATTCGAACCATCGCCCTCTTGCACACATGGCAAGCGCTCTACCAACTGAGCTACCCGCTCCATAAGTGCCGCCACTTACGCGGACGGCTTACGGGGCAGTTTATTCAGTAAGCTTGGCGGGTTTCCCCGCGTCAGCTCTCCATGCCCAGCTGCTTATCTATTTGGGAATTCTTTCTATGCGGCCTGCGCGAACTCCGTGTTGCGCGGCTGCACCGGCGCGGTCAGCACAAGGCTCGCAATCGCCATCTGCTGGCCCTGCTGGAAGTGAGTGAACCACACCGACGCCTCGCGGCTATCCGGGATGATTGCGGCGACCGCCTTGGCGTACTCAATACCGAGCGTGCGAATCTGCTCGATGCTCTTCTGCGTATCTTCGTCCGGCTTGTGATACTCAAGTGCGTTTACCATCTCTGCGACTTTCTTCTCGTTCATTGGCATACGTTCTTTCCTTTTTCAATGTGCCTTTCGGCGGTAAATTTTATTCTCTGATCCTAAACGGTCCTCCAGGTCTTCCCCTGAATGATGTGACTGATGGCCGTTTGGCTCACGCCGAAGCGGTCGGCGATTGCTTTCTGCCCCTCGCCTTTCACGAACCTCGCGCGAATGTCCCGCACCTTCTCGACCGTGAGCTTTGCCTGCGGCGCAAGACACTCGCCGACCAAGATCGCCCGATGCGGCGCGAGGTCCGGCCAACTGGCGTCGGCCCGCGCAGCATACTCCTCGGCTTCCGCCCTGTCGTCAAAATCGGCCCGAGCGCCATCATTTGGCTCAATCGTCCCGCGACCGTCCTGATTCACCACGATCCACCAAGACCTTTTCGTCATACCCTTGCCGCGCAAAAGCTAATCACCGAGCGATCCGCGCCCTCCTTGTCTTTCGCCCGCCTCACGGCACTAATGGCGCGGGATCGCTCATACACTGCAAGCCGCTTTCTCAGCCTTGCGTTTTCAGTCATCTCATACCCAAGCAAAAACAAACTCGTGCCAGAAACCGCCGAACAAATTATTACAAAAATCGCTATCATCTGAGCCCCCTTTTGTATCCCCGCCCCACGGCGCGAGCCGCAGGGCGAGAAACTTTTTTTCGTGCTTATCGCACTATTGGCCGGTCTTTACTTCGACCGGGCCTTGCGAGTTGGTGCCTTCTTCGTGCTCGAAGGTGTTGAAGCCGTCCGCGTGTTCTTGGTCGGCTTCTTGCCTGTCGTGTTTGTTTTCTTGTTCATGCTTTTCCTTTTCATTAAAATCGCCCGGGGAAATTCCCGGACTACGTTTCAAACCTTTTCTACCGCTGGCAATCCGGCTCATGTGAGCGCGGTCCCTGCTCACAGATAGGCCGCCCAAGCGTCCGGCCGCCCTCGCCTCCTC